ATGCATCTTGTGTCTTTGCAGATTTACCAGTTGCCGATTTTGTTATTTTTGCTATATTCTGACGAGTGATGTTCATATCTCTAGCCATCATATTCATATTAAAAGTATTTTTCGCAACAATCCGAAGAAGTGCTTCTTGTCTTTCACCTGATGCTAGTAAATCATTCGTTGCAGAAGATTGTGCCGCGCTAGGAGCACTTGGGGCTCCAGAAGAAAGTGCGGAATAGCCACGACCAAATACTTTTTGTCCTGTTGCAGACAACATTCCTTTACCATCAAAAAGCATATTTCTAACATCCATTCGTTCTCTTGTATTCTTTAGAACGGCAGAACCCATAGAACTGAGAAGGCCTTTGCTCTTTAGTTCTTGTTTATAAATTGATGTGAATTTTGTTGCCATTATCGTTTTCTTCTAGCTAAATTTTGTTGTTTAATTTTTTCATTTTCTTGTTCAATATGCTGTAAGAGCATGGTTACATAAACGTTTCTCTCCCACGGCATCATTTCATTTAAATCACTAAGACTATATTTGTGGTGTTGCATCAATGCAAAGTTAGTCTGGAAATGATTACTCAGATTATCATAACGAATGGTTAACCGAAAAAACTTTGGATTCCTTCAATTTCAATAGTATCAGAATAGCCACACTTATCACAGTTAAAATCTATTTTTTTTGTCAACTTAGGAATATTTTCAAAAAAGTTTTGTATTTGTGAAAACTGCTCTCTGGTCAAACTATCAACAAAGTCAATTAACTCCTCCTTAGAAGTGTCCTTAGCATAATAAATACTCTCATTGTCATAGATATAGTCGATTGAACTAATTATTGTGTTTAAAACAAGTTCTGTTGCAGAAATATCTTTCTTTCCTGTCAATGCATCTACACTTCCGAAAGTCGGATATTTTAAGACAATTCCCAACTTTGGTGTCAATTCAATTTTATTGACTTCCTTTTCGTTCAATTTAGGTTCAATCTCAAGTGCATTGAAACTCAATTTGACTATATGATTGCATTTCTTATTTTCTTCACCTTTATTAATATCATTGTTACATGTATATTGCAAGTCGATATTCTCACCAACTGACCTTGCTCTTAAGTGTAAAAACAAATATTCAAAGTCTAATATAGGCAAATCATCAATATCTATTTTGCTGACTAAGCAATTTGTTATGATTTGTTTAATAGCTAAAATGACCGCCTTTTCATCTTCAGATTCGGCAGCCATCAGCAGAATCTTTTCTTCTTTAACTAAGAACGGTCTAAACTTTACTTTCTTTTTTAACAATGGTAAAGTAATTTCATATAAAGGCACATCAATTTTAGGTAACATATAATCTCCAAATAATTAAAATATTCTTCTCACAGCTTCAGCAGTTCCTCTAATTTGCGATTGTAGGATTTGAGAAACTGGTACTCCAGCAACGGAAGAACCAAGAAGCGCGGCTGTGGCGGCACCAAGGTCATAGTCGCCTTCATAAATTGTTTTGAATTTCTGATATGAAAATCTAACCGTCAATCTGTGAAAACCATCATCCGACCAAGAAAGTGTTTGTGCTCCTATTCCAATAGGAAAAGCGTCAAATAATTCTACTGCATAAATCTGTTTAATAAAATCATCATACTGAACAATTTTAATGTTAGTCATGTATGATGTTTCTTTGCCCTTAGGAAATCTAGCATTGTTTGTATCTGTTGGAATGATTGCTTCTAACCAACGGTCAAATAGTTTTCTCTCATAGAATTCGTTTGTGCAAATCCATGTTAAAGCAATTTCATCATATTGGGTTGTATATGGCACTTTGAATCCTGGTCCATAAATTGATACATCGGCGGTCTGTAATGTTTTGCCAGGCAATTCAGCACTCTCACATTGAAGTGCTAGATATCTAGAAATAGATGAATTGTAAGAAAGGGTTTGTTCTCCGCCAAGTACTCTTGCGGTAACATCAGAGAAAATTGAGTTTGGCAGATTTAAGATTTGCTCAAGCAAACCATTCTCAACAAACTTGCTAATGTATTGTGGTATCGGTAATATAACTTGGAAACGACTTGGACGGGCTAAGCCTTCTTTAGCTTTTATGTTAGCTAAAAATAATTGGGGTAAAAATGACATTAGAATTTTTTCCTAGAATCGGCCCAGACTTTGTTCTTTGTTGCCTTTTCAAATTGTTCAACCGGTAATAGTGCGGCAATGTCCCATTCATCAGCTGGAATTTCAACAAATCTAGATTGCACATGAGAACCTAGATATCGCTTAATGCAAGGTGTTGCTTCATACGCCTTTGAGAATGCAGCCAGCATTTGATAATTTAATCTTAGCTTGGTTTGTGCATCAAAGCGATTATCGGTGGCATGTTCGCTCAATTTATCCAAAAGAATGATACGTTGCTTTGGGTGAATGTAATGTAAATTCAGCCCTAGAAAACCGTCTGGGTATAGTTGTATTGGTAGAACCAATGGGAACTTGTCGTAATATGGCAACTTATCCTTCGTTTTCGGATCATAATAAAAATAGTACATGTGACCAATAAAATGTGAGGTTGTCTGTCTCTCACGGTCCTGCATTAATTTTTGAGGCGTTGGTTTTAAATCGCCAATCTTTGAACGCAACCAATCACGGGCTTGTCTACTACGAGCCGTATAACCAGTCTTTTGCAACTGCTGATTGATTCTGTCCATTAAGTAAGCCATAAATGTATTTATTACGGTTTAAATGCCTAAATCTTTTTCCGTAACTATTTTAAATTGCCAGCCGTGTGCGTGACAGAATTCATCGGCTGCTTTCCACTTCATTTGATTGACAACATATGTAATGGATTCTCTTAGAAAATTCTTGGTCTTACGCTTTTGTGTTGGTTTTTTGGTCTGTGCTTCTGGTTTTACCTCAACTACATAAGTCATAATGGTATCATCTTTTCGTTTGACTTTTATGATAAAATCTGGAAAGTAACGATGCATTCGTTTGTCAACTGGACTGTAGTAGGGAATAGCCAATTCTTCCGATGACCACCAGATGATGTTCGGATTATCGTCAAACCACTTCATACAACGCAATTCCCAGGATGACCTATAGATTATGTTATCTGGATTGCCGTTATATTTTTTCGGGTTTTGTGGGGTAAACTTACCTTTGTAAGAATTAGTTCCATAAGACATATAAATATGTAGTAAAACTTCAGGATCAACATGGCACTTTTCACCTTATCCGACATAACTTATAAAGAGCAAGAAGCTAGAACAATCGGACCTTTACCGAATGAGTTATTTGGACAAAAAATATTAAGATATCCTATTGATATTGGATCGGTAGACAAAGGACATTATATGATTATTCATATCAATGTTCAAGATAAAACTGAATATACAGTTTCACCGGCAGCTGATACTCGGGCAACGATACATAAAAATAGGACACTATTAGCTGGACAAACTGGATATAGAAATATTGGTGGATTAGCTAAAGAGGGATTAGGACTGACTGAAGATTTATACAATAAATTACAATCTGATTTGGAAAATAGCAAAGCTGGTCCACTTGCTAAAAAAGCAATTGATGCTGTTGCAAAAGGCGTTGCAACAGCCGAAGAAAAAGCTAATGAATTTACCAATGGACTTTATGGTAAAGCTAAAGAAGGTCTTAAGGCAGGTGGTGCATACGTAGCATCTGATATTGGTTCTTTAAACAATGCAACTTTCTTGCGAAAAACTACAAGAACAACTGATAGTATTGCGCTATATATGCCCAATACATTAAATTTTAATCACAGTCAACAATATTCAGATTTATCATTAGCTGGTGAAAATCTTACAACTTTTGGCGCTATTGCAAAAACTGCTCTTGATGGCGGTGGTGATATTGCTCAAACAGGAAGAAATTTATCTCCATTTGTACTCCAACAACTAACAAAAATTGCAGGAACATTAACTGGTTCTCCAAATACAACGGCGGCTATTTTTGCTGGCGCTACAGGATTAACTCAGAACCCACAGTTAGAATTAATTTATGGAAAGCCAGATTTCAGACCCTTTAGATTTTCATTTATGTTTTATCCAAGAAGTGAGCGAGAAGCAGAAGAAGTTCAAAAATTGATTGCACGTTTGAAATTTCATCAAGCACCGGAAATAAAAAATGGAACTGCTGGTTACTTCTTAGTTCCTCCATCCGAATTTGATATTGAATTCTATTATAATGGACAAATTAATAAAAACATACCACGAATTTCAACTTGCGTATTACTATCAATTGATTTAGATTATGCACCAAACGGATTTCATGCTTTTGAAACCCCCGGCGATAACTCTCCAAAAGTTGGTGGTACTGGTATGCCAACAGCAATTAGAATGGATCTATCATTCAAAGAAACAGAAATTATGACAAAATTTAATTTTCAAGATGAAGCTGGCGCAATTACAAAAAAACAAGACCAATTTGGTGAACCTGATTTTTAAAAATGGCAAAATACTTTAGATACTTTCCAAAAACCATCTATAGTTTAGATGATACAAATTCTATTGACACAGTTACAAATTTAACTGCTAGTTTTTCGTTTGATGAAAGTCTCACGGAAAATTCTATCACATACTATCAGTACACCGTACCCGATGGTGAAACACCAGAAATTGTAGCCAATAAATTTTATGGTGGACCAGAAAAACACTGGATCATTTTGAAGATGAATAACATCTTTGATGTTAAGACAGATTGGCCAATTGAGCAAAGAATTTTGAATGAAGTTATTCGGTCAAAGTATGCTGATAATTGGATAACAGAAACTTTTGAAATGACTGATGAAGCAGATAATCTTTTTGTTACTGAAGCAATTTCTACGATTACATCATTGAATGTTATTAACGATGGTTCAGGATATGCTAACGGAAACATTATTCAAGTTCAAGGCGGAACAGTATTTGGTGCCAAAGCAAATGCAACAGTAACCACCGATGGAACAGGTAATGTTGTTTCATTGAGTATCGCTACAGCAAATGTTGGTTCTTATTTAATTTTACCATCTGGCACAGTTGCTACATCAAATATCACCGGAGCAGGCACAGGATTGACAGTTTCCGTCAACGCATCGGTAACTAATGATGAGCAATTAATTTTTGAAACGGGCAAAGAGAGAGATGGATTAGAATGGGCCATACTCAACAATCATTCTTTCTATAAAATTGAGACACGATTATTTCCAGTCACTGGAGAAAAAACGATAGACAAGATACAAATAACAGAAGAAGACTACAATAATCTTGTGGAAGAAAGTGCAAACTATACTTTATCGGATGGAAACACTCTAACTGTATCAATCACAAAAACTAGAATGTCTTTCTACGATTATGAAGTTGAGGAAAATGATGCTAAAAGAAATGTAAAAATTCTAAGGAGTGAGTATGTTCCCGCAGTGGATCAAGAATTTATTCAGGTAATTAGTAATGTCTGATGTAAGCATTTTACAATCAATGCAATATACCGTTAAAAAAGATGGTTTATCATTAGTAACTAAACTTGGAATTTTTGACTTGACTGGTATGTTTGAAGAATTAAATATCTTTGATTGTATTTTTAATCCCTGCATGACTGGAACTATTCTAATAAGGGATGCAAAAGGACTGTCAAACAAATTATCTTTTGATGGATCAGAAATTCTTTTGATTGATATGGGAAAAACAGAAAATCAGGCAACAATTAAGAAATCGTTTAGGATTTATAAACAAAGCTCCAGAACAACGGTAAATATAAGTACCGAACTTTATGTGCTTCATTTTGTTTCGGATGAATTTATTCTATCACAACAAACAAAAATATCAAAATCATATCGTGATACTTATGATAATATTGTTCGTGATATTCTAGAAAATTATTTGTTGGTAAATTCTGAAGGAGTATTTGCAGTGGAGACTTCAAAAGGAATAAGAACGGTTGTTTTACCCAATAAAACTCCTTTTGAATGTTTAGATTTGTGTGCAAAAAAAGCAGTTAATGATGAATTGTCACCGACATTTTTATTTTTTGAAAATAAGTTAGGATATAATTTCCTAACTATTTCAAGTATGATAAAACAAAAAGCAATACATGATATAAATTATCAGCCTAAAAATTTAGCATTGCCAGATTCTGAAAAAAATGAAATGATGGGTGCTAGGCACATTGAAGTAGTTTCTCAATTTGATTTAAATAAAAATATTAAACATGGTGTTTACGCTGGCACATTTATTGGTTTTGATATTATGACAAGAAAAGTTGCTGTAAAAAACGTAAACTTTGATGATGTGTATTCCG